GTTCGGGACGATGAGGTCGCTGGTTCGAGTCCAGTAATCCCGACCAAAAGCCGTCTAATGTGCCTATACACAGGGGATTTGCCTTGGTCGTGGCCAAAATGGTCGGTACAATTTCGGTATCATTCCTATACAAATTATAAATAATAGGCTATATCTGAAAAAAATTAAGATATGGCTAAAAAAAATTATGCTCCAAATTCGAATGACACAATTCTTAGCAGTGTCATTGGCTGGAAACCTCCAGTTTTGCATCAGAAATCAGAATGTTATATCTCCTTCTTGGCGTTTGATCCAGGAGTCAACCGCATGAGAAAGAAAAAAATTATGCTTGACCATATCAAGGGCAAGCGGAACCAACGTGCCTATGCCGACCAGGTTATTAAGAATCTCACCGAGAAACTTATGGCTGGATGGAATCCTTGGATTGAGGAGCTGCAGCCCCTGGAATATACTAAATGGGATGACGTGCTCGACAGGTATAAGTCTTATCTGGCCAAAATGTGCAACGAGGGTAGTATGCGTGAGGAGACTTATGTCGACTATAGCAGTCGTCTCCGCATCCTGGAAAAATGGAAGCAAGAGAAAAGAATAACGCTCAACTACTCATACCAATGGGACAGAGTTAATGTTAGCAAGTTCCTGGACTACATTTTCATCGACCGCAATAATACAGTCCTGACCCGCAACAACTATCTTGCCTGGACTAAGAGTTTCTCCGCTTATCTGTTGGCTCGCGGCTATATCCCCAAGAACCCTACCGAAGGTTTGGAACGTATCAAGTCCAGGCAGAAGAAAAGCAGAGATGTCATACCGGACTGCACCATGCAGCTCATCAGAGATTATCTGATGGAGCATAACAGGCACTATCTGCTGGCGTGTGAAATCATTCACTACCTCTTCATCCGCCCTCGAGAGATGTCCTATCTCAGAATCTGTGATATTCATATCAAGACTCAGACACTCACTCTGCATGGCGAGAACACTAAGAATGGCAATGATGCCGTGATTACGTTGCCGACTCATGTCATCAAACTCATGATGGAACTCAATATCTTCTCACACCCAGGGCAGGACTACCTCTTTTCTGACGGGTTCATGCCTGGATCTGAAAGAAAGAATGAGAAAATGTTCAGAGACTACTGGACTCGGGTCCTGAGGAAGGAACTGAAGCTCTCACCTCGCTTCAAGTTCTACAGCTTAAAAGACACAGGCATCACCAATATGCTGCGGGCCAATGCCGACGTCTTGTCGGTCAGAGACCAGGCGAGACACTCATCTATACTCATCACAGACATCTATACGCCTAAGGATATACAGAAAGCGAATGAGTATATCAAGAACTATCAGGGTATCCTATAATATAATAAGGTGGAGAGCTAACCGCTCCCCACCTTATTATATATATTATGATAGCATATAAAAATATCCCGTGTAAACTGGCTCGATGGCATCGTCCTTGACTTCCATCTCTATCTTCTCGCACACATATTTCTTGTTGCGGATGATGTATATCTTTGATGGATCCGGTATGTCATCTGACTTAAACTTGGCCTCCATGCAGTTTTTATTGTCTAATCTTAGGCCATTATCATGTAAGCAGCCCAGAGTAACAACATCATTAGTAGATTTCGTACAAATCGACAGAGAGTAAGGATACTTTTCTTTAAAGGTACCTCCTCCGTTTCCACCAAACCCTCCTTCGGTACTACCACAATATTCTTTATTTATTCGGTAGTCGGTTTTGAATTTTGGCCACCTAGACTTCGCTCTAACCCAACTAAATTTGTTGTCATCTTGTACTTCTCCTGGAATAATGAAGAATATATTCATGCATTCCTGATCATCTTCGGATTTGTCAAGTGTTGACTCATCATCTATGGCATCCTGTACGGATGTGTAGCTATATCCGTCATCATCAACATCGCACTCCTTGGAATTCGCTTCCTTGTCATTAGGTATTGACAGCAGGCATCGCTTCTCGTAGTAATTATCTTCGCCTATGAATGCTGTCTTGAAGTTGATATCTTCTACAACTTGTGCTGCAGGAGATATGTTCAGATCGACATAATCATCCGATGAACTGTCTCTGATTAATGGTGACCAAACGCCTGCCAGCTGCCATGTTTTCGAACCGCCCTCATTCTCTACATATATGTAGTAACTACCATTACACTCAATGATGGTCTGTCTTTTTTGTTTTTCAGACCATGACTGTGTTGTTCCTTGGAACTGATTTTGCTGGTTCCAGGTAGCTGTACTATGGACTATTTCAAAATTCTCGAAGACTTTTTTTGAGATAACTTCATAGTTATCTCTGTTTGCAGAATCACCCAGATTATACTCCAAATTTGCTGTAGATGACGTGGAGAAGGATCCGTCTTCGTCGTAGTCCGTTGTGTATTCGTCCAGAGTCTCAATCGCTACGGAATCTGCGGTTGTCAGCTCTGATTTTTTGATAACAGAACAAGTTTTTTGGATATCATCAAAAACAATGGTGGCATTGAAAAGCTTTCGAAATTCCTCTATAAAAGTATAGCTCGACCAATGAGGAAGTGCCCTTCGAAGCTCACGAGTCTTGTAGGCCGATGCGATATACAGGAGGTTCCATGGCTTGCAGTCGAAATCGTTGCGCTTGAGAGTATATCCCTCGTATTCTACTACCTTACGGAAGATATACAACAGGTTGGGCTGAACAGCTAGGTTAGAGATAAATGGTGCATTGTAGCCAGTAAATTGTTTCGTTTTATCTACTCCAACAAAATTGGCAATCATATCATTTGTTTCGTCCCGTACAGGTACGAAGCACCATTTTCCTTCCACTCCCAGGAACTTCGACTTATCTTCATCAAGTCTGTAGATGCCATAGATTTTGAAAAGGTCTTTAAATTTCTGGGAGAAGCCCTTATCAACTGTATAACCAGGCTTGTCAGCTGTGCCAAATGGAATCTCATCGATGTAGTGCTTGGTCATGCGGTCGTTGAACTTGATGCGGGACTTGCCTCCGACTATCTGCAGTTTGATTTCTTTCTCATTCACGGAGAGTATTGTTCCGACACCGCTCATGATTAGCTGGCTGTTACAGAACAGCTTGCAGTCATCGTATTTTGCGATGTTCTTCCTGACCTCCAAGCGTGAGACATTCTTGAATATGACACGGTTCTCCAGGATATTCATGGGGAAGGTGATGTCATAGCTGTACTCACCATCATCGGTGACATACTGGTTGGCGTATGTCACCTTGATGGATGATGTAGAAATGGGATAGGCCTTATGGCCATTGATGATGCATGTTATCATATTTACTTGTTGTTTAGCATACGATGATATTCATTGAGTTTGTGGTCGATGCCGTCTCTGCCAGCGATTGAAACATCTGCCTTGATACCTCTCTCAATATTCTCATTGAGTCTGGTGACTGCTGAATTTACTCCATCGAGGGACTGGCGTACCTCGGTGTTATCATTATTGACATTGACAACAGGAGCTACCACGGTACTGCTACCCTGTCCCAGAGAACGTGTGATATCATCAGCGGTCAGCGAGCCAACTGTATTGGTGCGCTGGGCCCTATCGATGAGGTCAAGAGCCGGACGGATGGATGAGTTGTTGACGGCATTGTGATTAGCCACGAACTCGCCTTCATGCACAACTCCAGCCTCCTTTCGGTAGCGGTTGCCTCCGGTGTAACCACCTTCGTAATAACCTGCAGCCTCTGCCTGGTGCTGCTTCTTGATAGCAGCAAGCTGTATCATGCCAGCAGCTGTGGCCATACCTGCTGCTATAGGAGCTAATGTCCAACCTATTGTTGGTATAGCTGCAGCAGATGAGTAGGCATTGACAGCAGACATTGCTGTAGATGCTATCGCCTGCGCAATTTCTATCTTCATGGCTTTTTTGTTAGCCTTAGACTTCGCAGCGGCCAGTTCTTTGTCTCGCTTCTCCTCCAACTTTTTCTTTTTCTTCGAATTGTTGCCAGCTGCAGCAATCTGCTTCTCGTAGTTCTTGGAGATCTTCGCCTGCTCGAGGTCAGAGCATGCCTGAGCGTATGCTGATGCAGAAGAGAGAATATTGTTGATGCCATTGTATGCAGCAGATGTCTGCTGCACCATGTTATCGAGGAAGTTGGCGGTGACCTGCGCCTTTGCCTGCATGTATGCAGCATGGTTCTGCTTGTCGTTGCCATACAACTCCTTCAGTTTCTCCATGGTGTTTTGATAGTTCTCAACTTGTGAGGAGAAGTATCCACCCAGAGTTGCATTGCCGGTCGACTGGGACTCCCCTGCTGCAGTCCTGGCGCTGTTGACCATCTCTGATGACTTATCATTAATCTTCAGCTGAGCGCTACCAGCACCATGATCATCAGCATCAATTTGCGCTCTCTGGGCAGCAAACTGCTTTGTTATCTCCAACTTCATCTGCTGATACTCCTCCTCCTTGAGTAATCCCTTCTTGTAGAGATTGTCAAGGCCATTTAGGTACATGGTCTCCTGTGCCTGCAGGTCTTGCTTGCCGAACTGCTGACGCAACTCCTTCAGCTGGTTCTGGTATGCCTCCTGCATCTGCAGCTGGTGGTCGAGCTCAGCCTGTTCCATCTCAGCCTTCAGATCCAGCCATTCCTCGCTGCCCTCATTGTAGAGTGCCAGGCGCTTTTGCATGGCATCTGCATCATTCTGATAGATGGCTTCATCGAGAGCTATGTCATTCTGATAGATAGCTGAGTTGGCATCATTGTACTGAGCTTTGATGCTAGCCTCCTTCTGGAGGCGTTCACGCTCAATGGTCTGCTCATTCATCTTCTGAATTGCAGCATCATGCTGCTTGACAACATTGACCTGGTTGTCAAGTAACTGCTTGTACTCATTGCTCTCAGCACCATACAACTGCTTCAGCTTGGCAAAACCCTTAATTTGGATGCTCTGTCTGTCATCGACGAACTGCTGATAGGTTTTCTTGCCTTCTGCATAGGCTTTGGCGTTGTCTGCCATCAGTTCGTTGGTCTCAGCCTTGATGCTATCGGCTGCCTGCTTCTGCTTGCGCTTGGCTTCTGCCTGGCGCTTACGTTCCTCGGCTGCAGCAGCCTTCGCAGCCTTCACCCTTGCCTTGCGCTCCTTTTCTGAAGTTTGATGAGTGCCGGTATGCGGCTTAATGATGGTACCATCATTGCCCTTTCCATTGTAGCCATTGTTGCGCCAAGGTTCAGGATCATTGATTTCGAAGTGCTGAGACTCAAGCTGTTTAATCTTATCGATGAGCTTCTGCTGATACTGCTTTTCACGCTCTATGCTCTTGTTCATCACATCTATGAACACTTCTTTGTTGTCGGAAGCTAAGTTTAACATCTTAGTTTTACCACTTGCAAACGGATTGATGCGCCCCCAAACTTTTGCCCAGAATCCTCGCTTGTCGTTGTCAGCTTCGTTTAGCAAGTCTTCTTGATCAGCCTGCTTTGCTATAGACTCAGCAAGCTTCTTCTGCAAGCCATCGATTACGATTTTCTTCTTCATCATGTCGATGTATCCCTGAATCTGCCTTGTTGCTTGACCGGTGCGCACTGCTTCCTCGGTGATGTTGCCGAGGTGTTCACGCATCAGCTTGCCGTTGAGTTCTTCCAGTGCTGCCTTGCGGTCTGACTCAGCTGTTGTGTTGGACTGAATGGCAGAAACGAGGCGCATGATGGATGCCTCCTCTTCTGCTGCCTGCTTGTTGGCATCGGTCACGGCATCATTGTAGTCACGCTGAGCCTGCTCAGCTGTGCTCGTCTCTTTAGACAGTGTGACGATTGCGGCTGTCAGACCGGCAACAACAGCTATCACGGCTGTGATAGGGTTGGCCAACAATACCTTGTTCCACAACATCTGCGCTGCGGTGGTCAGTTTTATCTCACGTGTCAACGCCATCTGAACAATTGCCATGGTCTTGAGAGCAGATGTCTTGAGCCCCACAAGGACGAGATGCGCCTTCTCGCGCAGAATCATGATGTTGAGCCATGCCATCTGCGCCTTGTCTGCTATCAACTTTGCCTTAGATACTGCAGTATAGGTGACGATGGCAGCTGTCAGCACAATTAATATGCGCCAATAATCTTTGACGAAGTCAACGAGTGTTGAGAGTGCTCGGACACCTAGACTGGCTGCAGATATGCAATATCGTGCTGCAGGATAGAGTTTCTGGCCCAGTTCGATGGAGAGATCCAGGAACTTCTTGCTCGCCTTGTCAAGTTGAGCCTGTACATTTTCGTTCTGTGTTTCGAACTCATTGAGGACGGATGTGCCTTCGGAATATGCTTCGCTTGCCAGGTTCTGGGCAGTTTTGATGTCATTGAGTTTATCTGCGAGGACGGTTAGGACACCAGTAGCCCTGGATCCATCCATCTTCATTTCCTCGAACATTGGTGCAAGGTCGGCAAAACCGCCCTTGGCTCGCATGGCTGCCAGGAACTGAAGGAGTGCGCCGTTGGCATCCTCCTTCAAAGTCTTGGCGAAGTCCTTGACATTGAGACCTGCAATCTGAGCAAACTTAGCCGAGTCCTGGAACATCTTAGCGAGGAGGTTCTGAACTGCGGTTGCAGCAGTTTCGTCTTGCTGCATGTTCTGGTCGAGAACTGATGCGAGACCCATAATCTGAGCCTGTGTAAAGCCTGCCTGCTTGCCGACTCCTGCTACTCGCGCGGTGAAGTCAACGAGATAGCCGGCAGAGGCAGAGGAATTCTGTGCCAGTTCATTGACTGCCGAACCTGTCGCCAACATGGCGCCTCGCAGACCTTTGGTCTTGTCTTCGCCAAACATCTGGGCGAGTTTACCGATTTGAGAGACTGCTTTATCTCCGAGGTCATCACCGAGTGCAACATTGATTTTATCTGCTCCATCTACGAACTCCTCAACTGCAGCAGTCGATGTGATGCCTAGTCTGCCGGCATCCTCTGCCAGTTGGTTGAGTTTCTGGCGAGGTGTGCGGGTATCCATCTTTTTGAAATCTTCGTTCATGCGCTCGACTTCTTCGGCTGCCTGCCCAGTGTACTTGCGGACGTTGGTCATTTCATCATCCATTTTGGCATACTCCTCCACACACTTCTTGACTGTGAAGGTGATGCCGGAGATGGCAGCGACTGCACCGAGAGCTAGTCCCTGCATACGGTTGAACCAGTCTGCCGAGCGTTTGATCCAGGACTCCTGGGCAACGCCATCGGCTCTGACTGCCTGCAGTTCTGCCTTCAGCTGCTTCGCCTTCAGCTCCATCTGTTTGAACTGCTCGGTACCACGCTGCATGCCCTGCATCTGCTGATTGAGCGCCTTAATGGAGTATTCGAGGTCACGGATGGATGAGGTTTTGAGGTTGGCCATGGTGTTGTTGACGAGCTGCATCTGACGCTTGGTCTCCTTGATGTCCACGTTGGTGCTGTCTATCTCCTTGTCATACTTCTGCATGAGGGTGACCACCTTCTGCTCGCTCTGTCGGATGCGTTCCAGCTCTGCCTCGACCAGCTTCAGCTGCGAAGCTCGAGAGGCGTACATGGTAGATGTCGGGTCGTAGTCAGCCATCTGGCTGCGAAGCTTGGAAGCAGTGAAGTTGAGGTCATTGAGTGAAGCATGTTTCAGGTTTGACACCGTTGCGGTCATGCGTCTCGCTTCCTCATCAGCCTTGCGTGTCGCGCCCTTCAGGGCAAGCATCTGCTCCTTAACCTTGGAGAGTTGAGCGTCCAATTTTGCGAAGTCTGAAGGGTCAGACGCTGCCTTCATCTGCCCCTTCAGATGTCTAGCTGCCTTCTCCAGCTGTCCGAGGCTTGCACTTGAAAGGTTGTCGAGTGTCTCCTTGACGCTCATGGTTGAGTTCTTGAATTGCTTCATCTCTCGCTCTGCGGCCTTCAGATCTTTCGCGAGAGATGCGCCTAAACGGGAATCGCCCGCCGAGAAGGCATCTTGTTTTGCCTTCTTCAGACGAGCGACTCTGTCCTCTAACTCTTTGAGTCGGTTTTTTGCCTCCTCTGAGTTGAGCTTGATGACTGTTGTATATACCTCTTGTCTTGCCATTATCGGGTGACTTGTATATAGCTATTATATAATATGTTGGAATGAGGATTGAAGTTGATGACCTTGATGTCATAGCCTCTGGTGCCCCATCGCCACCAGAGGAATCTGTGCTTGTACTGTCTGTAGACGATGGTCTGGAGACTGTCTCTCGCCTTGTATGTCAAGATGGAGTCTGCCGTGTTGAGACGGAGACTAAGCCATCGGTCGCTGTAGGTATAGACTGAATCGTTGCGGTCAGTCTTGACCGTATCAGCAGTACTCAGACTCGTGCGCTGGTCTGCCATGACCTGGCCAAGACGAATGTCCAGGTCATGGAGCAGTTGGCGGTCGTAGGCTTGAAGTTTGTAGTCCTCTTCCTTCATCTGCAGCACCTGCTGCGTGATGATTGTGACAGAGTCTCGGATGGTGTCTCGCTCGGCTGGAGCATACTGAAGTTTCAGCCCATTGAGCTGTTCTCTCAGTTCCTGCTCCGCTTGCTGCTGTCGATGGTCAAAAATCCAGAAGCAGGCGATGATGACCAATATCACCGATATGGCCATTATGATTGACTTGAGATGTTTCTGCATAATCCTAGTTTTTAAATGTCAGCATACTCAGGAATGGCATCGAAGCATGGACATTCCTTGATGCGCTCCCATGGATCGACCACTCCATTTTTGTTCCTGTCAGGCGAGATGTCACGATGTCCCATGATTTTGGCATCAGGGTAGCGTTGGCGCAACTCCTTCAAGAGTTGACGAAGTCCAGCCTTCTGCTCTTCTGTTCGGTTGTCGATAGCCTTGCCTGTGCGGGATATTCCACCCATGTATGCAACGTTGACTGAATCGAAATTGTGCCCCTTGACTCCATTGGACGGCAGGTCTTCTGTCATGAGCTGCGTGCGTTTGCCATCTGCGGTAACGACCCAGTGATAGCCTGGATAATGCCAGCCTTTGTCTCGGAACTCCTTGAGCAAGGCATCGACAGACCATGACTGTCGGCTTGCTGTACAATGAACGAAAATTTTCTTAATCTTGCGTGCCATTTTTATTGTTAAAATATTTATTGATAATGTCTTTAACTCTGGTGTCAAAAGTCAGTGCGAAACCAAAGACGGTTGCCACGTAAACCAGACTCTGCCCAAAGTACCACAAGACGTTAGACGTGACGTCGTGGGACATAAAAAAGCTGATGTACACGAGCACAATGCCAGCAAGCAGAACTATGCCAGCAGAGCTGTAGTGTATCCAATCCTTGGTATTTCTCTGCATATCTGTACCTGATTAAATCTGGCACAAAGGTACATATAATATAAGATATATAAAAATACGGCAGGAAGAACTACTGCCCTCCTGCCGTATCTGATAACTATGAGATATCCCGGTCGAGTAACTCTCTTGCCATCTGCTTAGCCTGCTCTCGCCACTCCTGGAATACCTGGTACTCTGTCTCGTGCTCCTTGTTTCCATCACCATGGTTGCACAGGATGGCTTCGACATCGCCTTGGCTGTACCTGGTACGAACCAAGCCATTCACGAATTCCTTATAACTTGCCGACTCTGCCTCAATTTTAGTGGAGCCGTCAATCTCCGTGCCCTCGTAACTGTAGGCTGTCACTGTCTGACTATCGCCATCAGACTCCGACATGGTGGTGTCTGGGTGATAGTTTTCTACTTTCTGCTCACTCAGGAACAGAAGAAAATGCTTGCTGTCATATCTCAAGTATGACATACGGCAAAGATAAAATTTCTTGTGCATCTAGATAAACTTATAAAATTTCTTTCCAAACTTGTTGGTGAGTTCCGCTGCAACGGTGTAGAAGCCCTTTTCCAGCAGTTCCCACTCCTTGCGTGCCTGGTCAACCAGAATATCTGAGCCAGTAAAGAGCCACCACGACTCAGGTTGCCAAATCGGCTCCTCAATCTCATCGCCATGTTCATCGAGTTGTCCTGTCTTCCGGACGTGATCGATGAAACGGAAGCGGATGGCGAGGCGGTCCTTAGGCACCTTCTTGGTGACTATGTGCTTGACACCCTGGTCGTCAACTTCTTCAACCTGCTCCATCTTGAAGTCGACTCTCGACTTATCTATCTTGTAATCCTCTATGAGGATGAGGAACTTGTCATAGTCCTCAATGTTGTGGCACAGGATATCGCCTGGATGCTTCTTCTGTGCCATGCTCATGCCCTCGAAGGGAACCTCTCCCTTGCGAGCCTTCACAATCTGACCATACTTTTTCATACCGATTTTATTTAATAAGTTTTTTGTATCTGCGTGTTTGGCTAGGCCTAGCCTCGATGCTGCCTTGTGCTGGATCTGTTCATCGGTAAGACCACGTTTGCGCAATCTTGCCACCTGGGCACAGAGTGCCTGCTTGGTGCGCTTGCGCAAAAGGGCATGGTCGGCAAAGATCTTCTGTCCACAGAAGTCTATGCCGTCACATGTACGATGAATATTCCAACTTTTATTGATGCTCAGCTTCCAGTCTCTAGCCAAGTGCATGACTGCAAGCTCCGCCATAAGGCGTAAGAAGACCTTATCTTCATGCATGATGAAGATATTGTCCATGAATCTATAATAATGTTTGAGCCCTTCGCGGCAAAAACGGTCGAAGCGCTCATTGAGGGATTTTACCCCCCCACATTTAAAACGATAGCTTGCTGCTCCGAGCGGCATGTGAGGAGCATGTCCGTGACGTAGCGAGCCTGCCAATAACCGTGTTTCTCGGGGTCTTGGAGTATATCAAAACACCGCATGGCGAGATAGTCAAACCTCGCCAGAAACAGTTGTCCCAAAAGTTGTGTAAGCTTGACGCCCAGCACTATGCCATTGGCATAGCTGTCAACGACCTCGTCGATGAAAGCAAGTAGCTTGCGGTCCTTGATATACAGTCTGTACTCTCTCTTGAGCAGATTATGCTCAACATTCTGGAAATAATGATGTATATCCATGGGCAAGCAATAGAATGTGTCTTGCTGTGGCGAGGTATAGATGTCCTGCTTGATAATCTTGTAGAAGAAATGCGTGCCACGACCCTTGGTACCAGCTGGACTGTTGAAAGGAATCTTGGCTCTCAATTTATCCTCACTGGTGTGCATGGCTGCATGTTGAATGACATGATCGCCAACAGGCAACTTATTGACTATGCGATGCTTGGGTTTTTCAACCGGCTTGGCCTCATAGTCTGATGTATGCCATGTCTGATGAACATATGCATTTAGCAGGGCTTGAAGGTTTCTTTCAAACTCTGCCTCAAACGCTTGAACTGAGAGACGGGACTTCTTGTGCCGGGAAAAATCAAAAAATGCTTCACGAAAATTTTGCAAAGTCTCAACCGCCTGTGATATGTTACCTAACCGCTTCACTTGCTTTAAAATTTTATGTATATAAAAAAAGGTCGGTGTCTGATAAATGTCGGTGTCTGTGTCTGTTGTCTGCTTTTATGATGTCCTAACTTTCGACCGGATGACCCATTGTCATCATCTACTAGCTATTCTGCTAATGTGTATGTTTTGCCATGAGGCAAGGCCTGACTCCCGTAATCACTGCAGCTAAGCAAACTAACCTGCAATATCTTGTTAAGTTGAGGGCCGCACCGTAGTTCACATTGTAATCCGAGACAGCATTGTTCACGTTGAGCGTCGAAAGACCGCATTGACCACCATTGTTAGCGTTGCCACCACGAAGACACAGGCGAAAACCGGCGCAGGAATCACAGCCTGGTTTGAATACCGCCTGCAAAGGTACAGAAAAAAATCGGAATGAAAGAATGTCAAAGAGCGAAATTTCAAAAAAAATCGACCGCCCAAGGGCGGTAAGGTTTGCTCGCTACGCTCGCAGGGTGCTCAGGATTGCCCTTGGTTCCGCTGGGAAACCTTGGCCAATCCTGCACACTCCAGCTCACATCAGCACACCTCTGTCCACTCTAGGCCGCCTCGTAATACACTGGTTCAATTGACCACTCGGATGCTGCTTCGCAGAGGGCCGCACCGCAGTACACATGGTAAACCGAGACAGCATCGCTCACGCTGAGCGCCGAAAGACCGCATTGACCACCATTGTTAGCGTTGCCACCACGAAGACACAGGCGAAAACCGGAAGTTGCTCCTGACGTATTCCAGAAATAGCAAGTCGAATAGGTTGACTCTGTAGCACCAATCTGCGTACAGAAGTTCTCGAGATGTTCCATCGACAAGGTCTTGATATATCCTTCACCACCGCCAGGTGACTTGCTCAACGCCTTCATGCCGGTAGCATTGCCGATAGTCCAGGAGCCGTAAATAGACGGAGCGACCAGGTGTGTCATGGTCTTGTCACTGTTGACCTGACAGAACTCATCATCCGGCATTCGCCAGAGATTGCCGAAGCCGTGCTTTAAGCCGAAGAAACATGGAATCTTGGCATTATAGACCGTTGTCCCTGCATCATTCTTAACAGCATAGGTCGCTTCTCCACATGAATCACCAAGTTCAATGCCTGCACTCATAGGTGCGACAGGTCTCCAGCCGTTGTAGCCACCCCAGTCTGGCATCTGCGTCAAGCCTGCACCTAGACCTCCCTGGTAGAGACCATTGGCATCCTTGTTGGCATTGACGGCATCCTGATCGTAATGTGTACCGAAGATGATGCCGAAAAGAATTGCTACAATGGATGTATGTCGCATGGTTGTGCAGAGCCAGCCCTTGCCATTCTTGCGTGCTGCAGCTCTGAACTGCTCAGTAGTCAGATTAGTTGCTGGTCTACCCAGAAGCGTTTTATTTGTGCCATCATAAGACGAATTGTTGTCTCCACCACGATAGTCAGCTCCATTATTGATATAGCTAACAAGTCTGCCTGTGCTTCGCTCTATAGTGGCGAATCCTGCAGCAGAGAGACTGCCGATAGGAATCTCGTAATTAAACTCACCAGGAATTGGCTTGATGCCAATCTGCTCATAGTGCAATCCGCCAATATCCTTGAGGACAACGTAGAATTTACGTCCCCATCCCCACTGATAGTGACCTTCAGAGCCATCCAGCTTCGCTGGTTCCCCTGTAGCATACTTGTAGTGATCCTTGCTATCGAGCTTTCTGCGGCTGTGGTCATTCTTGACCAGGTATGCGCCCAGTCCGAGGATGTACGGCAACTCCCTCAGCAACTCAAGTGAGCCAACGTATGATGCAGCCTTAGGCGTTGCGTTGTTAGTGTTCCACACTCTTCCACACCAGGCATGCTGACCAATAGCAAGGTCAGCCTTGAGCGCATCCATACCGATGCTAGTGACATTGCCATTCTGGTCTGTCAGCAGCACGCTCTGGTTGCTGTTGACGGTTGTGACTTTCGCCACGCAATTGAATTTTTTACCTTCCATTTCCAGCTATTCTAATTTTGATTATTTTCTACATTATTATATACCCATATTGTATGACCAAGATGGTTCGTGCCGATTAGCTCACACCACCCTTCAACTACTATGGTAGTCTCTCTATTCGTTGAGAAACTGCTGCCTGCCTCCATGAATTCGTCCATTTTCTCCTCGCCTTTAAGTTCCGTTGGCGGTGAACTGCGAGTTATGATAGGATTGAAGACAACGATGCGCATGAATTCTTCATCTTTCAGGTGTGGTAGGACATAGGTTCCGCCACCCCGGATGAAAGAGCCATTTATGACACTAGTACCATCAGTTACAGTATTCACGTTGTATCTCAGTCTTCCGACAGAGACATCTCCAGAGACGCTGACATTCTGGAATATTCCTCCCTTGCAAACGAGATCGCCGTCCTTAGCTCTGAAGACAATGTTGCCATCCTTATCCTTCATTTCGATGGTACGGACACCCAGGTTCTCTACCATCTGGTACTGGGCAAGGATGATGTGTGCTATGATGAGTTCGATAGACTGACCCAGTCGCCAATAATGGTTGTTCAGATCAGCTGCAGATCCCGGATAATTATCTGCAGTCTTGACGTGCGTCTTGATGCAGGAATAGCTATTGCCATTATATAAGACAACATCCTTCCACTCTTCACCTTCTCCACCCGCTTCGAATCTGTATCCATTGCTGCAGGTATTCCACAGCTGCGGACCTCGAAGGACGCTGCCCTTCTCACCCTTGACAGCCTTCCGGATAAAATTAATAGTTCTTGTTATTACTGTCATAGACTACTTGACTGATTGAATCGTTAATGACACGCTGCTGTAACCGGCATGCTCGCAGTCTGCCCTGGTCACAGCAAATGAACTCAGCTGGACAGTAGGCTTGCGTGCTGCCTCAGTATTGAGGACAACACCAGAACCTGACTTCAGCGTAAAATAGAACTTACTACCGATAGCTTCAGACTTTCCCCTGACAATCAGTCTCGGAGTATAGGTCACAGTACCATTGCCTGACTCGTCCTCGCTGATAGACTCATCAGCCGGTGTCGGGTTGGGCTCAATATCGTATGGATCTGACGCATCGATGACAGTCTGGAAGTCGAAACCCAGCATATTATCCTTGCCCATGGCCTTGTCGTTGTACACTTCCACCATGAACTCCCTCGTGCAATCAACATCTGATGCCTTGACGGTGAGGATCTTGGCACTGGCTCCTGCAATCTGCTCCCAACCTGTGATGCTATTGACTGCTTTATACCACTTGTAATATAGTCCTGCTGTCAGAGTTTCGTTGCCCTGCGTGACTTTGGCTTCGAGCTGGCAGCTGTCATCCTTGCTACCCAGAACGAAGTTGTGCGTATCATTAGCCGGAGCCTTTATTGTCACACGATAGGCGACTCCTGTGTAAGGACCAACGGGGATATCGTAGCTAGCCTGAATATCATCTGTAGCCTCCTGCTGCCCAGAACGCTCTGTGATGGTTCCGACCATCCTGATTGTAATGCCGCTATAATTGGAAACCTTAACCAGGTTGTTGCAGATTTTCAGTCCCCAATATAATTGCGAAGCACTTGGTCTGATAATCTCAAAGAGACCGTCAAACAGTCCTGTAGACTTGCCTGCAGAATTGAAAGGAATCTCCGTATCATTGAAGAAGTACTTCATGGAGGTTGGTGTACTGATGCCTTCTGCTGTTCTCGATGAGATGACAACGAAGTACAGCTTCGGCTGCGTCTGCGAGAAATCCGGATAGACAGTCACGACATCCCCATTTCTCTGGTACTCCTGGTAGATATCTCCGTCAGGCGACTGGATTGACGGAGTAAATGTACCCATCTTTGGTATGAAGTTGATGGTTGTCGACTTACTTGCGCTACTCATTTTCTGCCTCCTCTCTCTGCTCTGTCATGATGAATCTGCTGTCTGTAGCTACAGGCAGCTTGTTGCACACTTTGCCTTCCTGCTCCATGCAGGCGGTCTTGCCATCCATAGCGATAGCGCCTATTCTGGACAGCGTCTCCTCGAACTCGATAGGTTCCCCAAGCTGTAGGATATCCTGACACCAGAGAATGAAATTGCCATCCTGCAGCTCAGTTCTGTCCTCTGTCAGCTGAAGCAACTCCACGACCTTGCGATTTGCCTTGATGTATCTTTCCATATATTATATTATAAATGATGATTAGTGAAAAATGAACGGATTGCCATCTGCGTCCACGAAGACCTTGCCGTCGGCATCCATAGCCAGAGCTAAAGGATCGAGGTCTTTAACTTCCAAAGCAAGGATAGCTCCCCTGTTCGGATCCAGCAGATCTGTAGGTACTCTCGGAGACATGCCATGTCCGACAAGGACAGCGTTCTCAAAGTGTATCGAGTTATTCGGTGCCATCCACCAGAGGACCTGCAGTTCTCTGGTCGGGTTCGCAATTTCTCCGACATTGTCAGAGATGGTTGCCGCTGGGTTTACTACCTTCGTGTCGGGCAGGACTTCGTCGACCGTGTCGAGGATATCGTAATCGTAGAATGGTATCCTGCGGACGATATTGACAATTCTGTTCGGTGTAGCATCACTCAGATCTACGCTTGCCGGATTGCCATCAGCCGAGAATTTAGCCCTGCATCTGATGCAGATGCGCTTGCCCATGAGCGAGCGGTCTAGAGTAACCGATGCACCATCTGAAGAAACTTTGATTTCGAGGTCATCTGCTGTAATGGCAGAGAACTGACCTCTATCACGGAGAATCTCCCAGACGAACAGCCTCTTCTCCTTAGCGCACTCCTCTGATCCGAGGCGCAGAGATGCATTGATGACCTGCTTGTCTGTATCACGAAGCGGATTATAGTATCGGTCACCACTCGAAAGCAGCAGCGTCGGCTTGTAGAGGGTCGCATTCTTGCAGTTGATGGAATAGTCCATCATAATTCTGTGAACCTTATTAGTTCGGCTGTCCAGGTACTTCGCCTTGAATCTGAGCAGAATCGGTTTCTGCGGCGCTGCGTTGACATACCAGAGCAGTTTGCCGGCATCATTGCCGGTCGAGGTGATGACATGCTTCCTGGGTGTCGAAACCAGCGCATTACCCTCCACACCATTCACGACTCTGTACCAGGCGATATCTGTCAGTTCACTATTGACACGACCACTCTCGAGTATGTTATCTCTGTCGATTATACCAACGACCGGTTGCAAGGCGCATGGTGTCAACTCGTAATTAGGAGCATACTCATTCTGGTTGGCGTCATAAGTCTGTTCGAGCGGGACGCTGCCTGATATTGTCTTGGATGTGTTCACCTGCAGAGGCGTGTATTTGATGTCTAATCTTTTGTATTTCATCTTATATGTTATTAAACACATTCCAGTGTGATGGAATCTTGGGCAACCTCATTGCCCAGACCATCACGAAGTGTAACTGTTGCCGTGAATCTAATCTTAGCCGGAACTCCCTCGCTGTCGATGGAGAGGTCAGACTGGGTCAGTACGATAGCCTTTCCTGCCTTGGCACCGACTTCGAGTGACCAGATGTTGTCACTTGTGACTCTCTGCTCACCAGCCCTGTTCTCTGTGTATCTGGTCCAGGCTACGTCGCTGTCGAGGATATCTGATGTGATATCCTGTCCGTAGAGCGATGCGACGACTGTCAGCGGAGCTCGGAAGTTGTCGAAATCATAGAGCGTCTCGTCTTCGAGGAAATCGATGGTGAATGCTGGATTGCCCTCTATCATCGCCCAATCGGTATTATTCCACCTTGGTGCGGTATGGGTTCCGGTCTTCTGACATCGCCACTTGCATCCGGTATACCAGACGTCGGAGGTCTCGTATTTGCCAGCTTCTGGATTGAGAGCTGAGCAGAAATAGTCTGCCGCCTCTGACCATGGTCCTCGGTCAACATAATCGACAACCGGTTTGCCTTGATAGTCAATCTGTATGATATCCTGGGTGATGATGCCGGCTGCATAGAGATAATCCCTGCCCTTGACGATAGGAAGGTTGAGCGACTTGACGAATTCAGGCATATCGCCGAAGGCCATGCCGTAGTTGTAATTTTCAAGTATCGGCTTGGTGACGCCCGTCAGCTTGACGATGCGCCCCTCGGAACTGGAGATGTAGAAACAGCTCTGCAGCGACTCATCGGTCTGGTTGCCATAACGGGCGATATTCATGAGCTCACATGGCGGGAAGTTCTTTCCTGCCGGAACTTCGGCATCAGGATAGAGGGTTACCTCGATGTAATTCTTAACCGCGTTGACGCTGTTGACTCTCATCCATGAGGTGTAGTAATCAGCCGAAGTGCCAGAATTGGCTGCCGAAGCGATGTTGTTGACCACGCCCTTGATGACGTTGCCCACATGCTGAGCCGTGAAGTATCCACTATACTTGGAGCGGAGCTGTAAGCCATAGCAATCATCGCCCAGACTGTCAACGCTCTCGATGGTGTCGCTTTCGGTGAAGAAAGTGTCACCCTCCTGCGCTGACAGGCGGTTGACAATCAGTTCCATGACCCGCATGTCTGTGCGGACGGTGATGCTCTCAACCTCGGCATTGCCATTGGCATCGACCTGCGCGCCCTTGCCGTTGTACAGCCCGGAGACGAAGTCACCGAACTGTGCACCCGCCTTGAGCTGCGCCATCTGCTCGGAGATGAGTCCACGCAGAAAGGTAATCACGCCCTCGGCTGCATCGTCATGCTTGCGGCTGAGATAGGCTTCGGAGGTCTCGTCCGCACAGAAGTGCAGCAGCGAGAGGAAAGCGTTGCCGATGCGGTTTGCCGTGTTGGCCTGCAGGCGACGCTCGTCTCTGATGCCCTCGAAAAGGTTCTGAAGTGCACTCTTGTCTAGTTTATCTGCCATTTTTTCTTTTTTGTTTGCAAAGATAATATGCCGATGGAATCGGTAAAAATACGCTCCCTAGAGGTAGCGTGCTGCACCGATGCCCTTGAAGATCTCGGTGAGGGCTGATGCCATCAGACCATTGTACCGGTCGCCGTAGAAGGTTGCCTCATGCTCGTTGAGCTTCATGACAGATGAGTAGTACTTCTGAGAGAACCAGTCACGCCTGCCTTTTGGTTCGCCACCGGCGACACGACCGCCCCAGGCTGGACCCACCTTCTTCGGTTTATCGAGATTGTTGTCTCGGCGGTATTCATCGCCCAGGAAGTTGAGGTCGCCGTTGTTGATGCGGTGGACTTTCTCGCCTCCCTGTGCCTCGGTCCACTTGTACCATTCATGTGCCGGACCTACACCTGCAGCTACATAGATACCGTACTGCAGGAAGTTGTGCTCAATTGTGGTCACAGAGCCCTGCTCCAGGTGCGCCTTGATGGAAGCATAGAGTCGGCCTGTATCGATGGTACGAAGCCGCTCCATGCGCTCTCGCCAGTAGTCGCCCATTGCATTAGCCCATCCTCGCTCATATCTGAGGAGATCGTCTATTTCTGCGTCTGCCATAGGCTCTCGTCATACTGAATGTCGATAGGTTCGTCTGATGTGACCATGAAGTAGAGTCCTGTGACGCCATTCATGGACCATCTGCCCAACTCGCTCGAATAGACCTGTGTGAGGTCCAGGAACTCCATCTGTCCGTCGTATGCCTCACGGCTCTTGTCGTATAGCATGCGGCTGAGGAACTGGCGGAAGATATATCTGCAGATATTCATTTTCGCCTCTCGGTCTGCCATGTCATCGCGCCGGTACCCTGCCAGGATCCAGACGGTATAGACGTTGCGGTCGAAGAAACCCTCTCCGATGGAATGTGTGTTGCTGTCAACGGTGTCTGACACCATGATGAAGTTGGATGCTTTACGGAACTGCTGCATGACTCCCTGGATGGAATCAGGCCCGGAGCACTCTGTTGCGACAAAATTATAATCCCTGCAGGTTCTGCACTCGGCAGCCAGCTGCTTGAAATAGGCGATGGAATCGAAGATTTTCTCTGTCATGTGCTGTAAATTTAACTATTTTGCCTGTTGCGTTTCTTGAACTCCTCTGCCTCCCGAGCCTTGTTGTCCAGCTCTGTGAGGGCAGCCCAGCAGTCTGTATTGTAGACTGCCTGCAGTTTGGTCACGTCACCATCGGTAAGTGCCCTGATCTGCGCCTGCATTGCTGGCAGGATGTCCTCACGCCGCAGCTCGCCGCCCTCTCTGGCAGGTCTGAAGAAGTGAGGGAAGTTGGCGGCAAAATACTCCTTGACACTCGAGAACCAAATGAAGACTCCGAGGAGTTCGTAAGGTTCAAATTTAGCGGTTTCACTAGCAGAACCGCCTGCTGTTCTGTACATGAGTTGCGCCATCTTCAGCAGGAATCTGTCCTCCTGCCTGAGCATGAAAAGCTGATAGTTCTTCTCGATATTGAGGTAATCGTAGAAGCTGATTTCGTGAAGCAGGCTGTTTACTGCCTTCAGCTGAACGTCACTTGCGACCTGTAGAGGCCGAAAGTCCGTAAAGGAGTCGATGAAATCGAAGTTTTTGAGCAGAGAGAGGATTTCAGCAGCGCTGATGTATAGGACTCTCTTGCGCACTTTTCCAGTCTTAGCATCGCCATTTTCACCGCTTTCATCGCATTTAACGCTGCATTTCCACCCGGTTCTGGTGTACTTATGTACGGTAAGTCCGCAGAACCTTGCGAGAAGGTAGCATTTGATAACGGTATGATCCTGGAACGTCGACATGATGCTAAGGACATAGCGCAACTGATCCTCTGAAAGTTCCGCCCACGTTGACGGCGCCTTGAAATTGAACTCTTGTGTACCATCTTTATGAATTAAAAACGAAGGCAGGTTTTGATTTTTCATTCTGAAATTCTTTGAAATGATTAGCCTTATATGCCGATGAATTCGCATATAACGGGAATTTATCGAGATTTGCATCAAAGTATCTGAGCAGCCTCGCACGCTCGTTGGAATAGGCTGTCAGCAAACCCTCAGCCAGGAAGATCATGCATCTGCGCACCTTGAAGATGATTTCTACAGCGGTGTCATCCTTGTCCTTGGCTCCCCGCTCCATCTCTAGCAGATCATCCATCTGCTCGTCAGATATGACCCTGCGCATCACCCCATCAGCTTCGTAGAGTGCTGACAGTTTATCCTTCCACTGCTTGGATGATAGCTCCTGCTTCACCTGGAAGGCATACTGCTCGATGCTGAAGACTAGAAGCGTTATGCTCATCTTCGCCTGCAGGCTCTCACCCCACCCTTCTGTTGCAGACAACCAGGTAATCATTTCGCCCTCTGCCTTCAAGCATGCGACCATACACTGCTCTATCAGCGCCTCTACTCTCGCAGATGATGCAGGAGAGACCTCGTTGTTGGCAACTACTCCGAAGCCTGTCGGAGTGAGTACCAGGTCGAGATGGCGAACGTTGCCGAGGAATGCAGTCAGGCACACTGCCTTGACAACTGCAGCCGATAGCTGTTCATTTGTCTCCAGCGCTTCCTCACCAACGTAGCCGAGGAAGCGCTTCTGAATATTGTTGTATGCCTCATAGAAATGAGGTCTCACAGACTCGAACACCTCAGAGTGCGAGCTTGTCGCTACGAGGATGCTCTGCTCGAAGTCATCCTTGCTGATTTGAATCTTCATTTTTGCCATTATTGTTTGAAACTATTGATGTCTGTTGGTCCTTATTTTTGTCTAGTGTCGTGAGTTCTATCATCGGCACGTCTACGGTCACTCCTCGGTCGGCATAGCCATTGTAGTGGGAGATGACGTGGTAAGGCTTGCACATGATGTCGTGGCAAGCCTTCTCGAGCGACTGCTTGAGGATGAAGAGCTCTCGCTTGTCTGAGCCGGAATTGTTCATCTGACTCTTGCCTGGTGTGGCTCCGATGAGGTTTGGATGCACGCCCAGCGAGAAGCAGAGAGCGTTGGATGCCTCGCTCATGTCGTCTGCCCAGTCGCCACCCTCCTTCTTGCTGCCCTCAGAGAGGTTGATGATGCGCACCATGCGCTGCTCCTTGCCGTTTGGGTCGAAGTAATAGCCCGTGATGAGCGCCTTGCCTGCATTCTCCGGTCCGCAGACGAAGTTGATGATGTTGTCCTTCTCCTGCAGGATGCGCTCCTTGCGCTTATCCGGGTCGATGATGTCCTCGTTGTTGCAGAGCTCTTCCCAGTAGTCGCGGTGCACCTCTATCTGGATGCGTGGCGCAGAGGTATTTTTGATCATGTAGCGCTTGCCGATACCGATGAGACGGTAGATGTCGTACCAGGCATCGTCGAAGATGCTGGCATAGTATGGTATCGGATAGTACTGCAGTCCGGGTGTCGGGATGCGAGAGATGATGGCAAACTTGCAGTCCTTGCCCATCTCAGGAGCCTTGCCCCTGATGCCGGTATATGGATCTGGAGCCTTGCCCATGCGCGCCATGAGGTCGCCCAGCGGGTCGTAGAGGTCGAGGAGCGGGATGACTTCGGTGTGGACAGGCGACATGACGTTGCGGAAGTCGCCGAAGAATACATGCTCTATGCGCCCCTTCTCATTTGGTACCTCCAGTCGGCAATAGGAAACGTCCTTGTGTCGGATGTTGACTATCTTGGAGTGGTCACGGCTCAGGATGATGACCTCTACCGACCAGAAGAAGAACTTCATATCTGTAGCCTGCTGCATGAAGACCTCATGGATGGAGTTCTTCAGGCAGAAGTCGCGAATCTCTGCGTCGGTGGTGTCCTGCTTGGTCTCCCTGTCCATGAAACGCACGCCCTGCCCGTAGCAGCACTGGACGTTGAAAGCCATGGCTCGCTGCGCCACCATGTTGCGGCGCAGCAACTGCTGCAGGGTGTATGGCATGTCGTTGTCATCGCCATAGTTCACATACTCGAAGAGCTTGCCGTCTGAAGTCTCCAAGATGCCCGTGGTGGCATCGCCAACCTCTCCGGAACCCAGGAAACTGGTATCCCGCCCATACTGCTGCTCGATGGTGGTGGAGTCTGTAACCCTGCTCACTCCCTCTGCTATGAGGGCGTAGCGACTGTAGGAACCGCTGGTTCCTACTTGCTGAAGCTGATATTTTTTCTGTTTCATGTCATAAATATACTGGTAAGCCCAGGAACTGGTGAATGTAGATGTCCGGAACGGTGCGAACCTCGGCATTTGCCGGATTGACGAGACGGTGGAAACCGCCTCGCCAACTGCTGCCCCTGACCAGCCATCCTGTGTAGTCGACGGTCTCGCCGTCTGATGTCCACGCCTTCAGGTTAATGGTAGAGCGGTCTCGCTCTGCCTTGGACAGGAGGCGCAGCACCTCTGTGAGGTGGTAAGCTGTGCGTCTCATCAGTTGAAGGTATTATCAAAGGTGTTGTCGAAGATACGGCCGGCTCGCTGCAGGTCAAGCACGTTGTGCTGGCGCTGGGCGTAGGTGTAGCTGAAGGTGAATCGTGGCATGCTGTCGCGCAGGTTGTCGCGCTTGGATTTTGAGTCTGATAGGGTGACGCGCTTGCCCACCTTGGCAACGCCTCCGATGAAGTTGACCAGATATACCTCGTCTGAGCGGAAAAGATCATCTGCCCAGTTTGCCATGTCTGTGCCCAGATAGCCAGTATCGGCGTTGAAGGTGCGCTGCTCTGTGATGCGGTAGTTTACCCTGATGCCGCCCATGTAGGCTGCATCGCGGGTGTACTGCGGGTCTACTTCGTGCTTGCCTGTGCAGTAGATGAGCTCCTGGCAGCCGAAGCTGTTGGTGAAGAGCAGAGTAGGCGCCACATCACGCTCCTCGCTGTCTATGATGAAGGTCATGGAGCGTGAGCCTGCCTCTACCACGTAGTAGAGAAGATCGGTGCCATCGGTCTCGAATCGCAACGGAGAGACGTCGATGGTGGTGTAGAGGTCGTTGCCGCCGGTGGCTGGTGCGGTAAACAGTTTTGCGGTTTTGTCGGAATAGTGTGCGGTGACTTGTGCCGCTTCCTTGCCCATGTAGTGGAGATACTCCAGTCGCCCCATGTAGGTGGTCTTGTGTCCCTCGAGTAGGGTTAGGAAGTGGGTGGTGAGGAATGTAGAGCAGTCCACGCCCACGATGTCTACGGTAGAATAGTAGACCTGCAGGTTGGCTGTCTGCGTATCGGTGACTGTTTCCGAGTCGGTGCCTCCGGAGTCCGGAACCTGTTGCTCGGCGATGTTGATGGTGGCTGTGACTGCCAGCCTCCGGCGTGCATATGGACGGAAGATGTCGGCAAGGTCGCTCACTCTGACCTCTCCATCGGCAGGATAGAGATACTCATCGTAGATGGTATCATCACCTATCTTGATGGTGACGAGCAGGCGGGTCTTGGCCGTAAGAATGTCGATGTCGGGGATGTTCTCAAGGAAGAAACTGCCCGACGGAAGTGATGTGATGGTCATATATTATCTTTTTTGATGCAAAGATAATATGGAGATGGTAAAAATAAAAATACGGCTGACTACCCTCACGGGCGGTCAGCCGTATCAAAGCTTTTCAAAACTTTGTAAAATTTTTCGTGCTGCAAAGGTACGAAAAATTATTCATAACACATGGTAGTATAATAAAATATATGAGTTTTTAACTTAAACCAATTTATCTGGCCTGACAACTCTCTCCCATAAAGCCCATGCCACGGTTCCGTCTGGCAGCGTGGCTACATAGTAGCCATGCTCCTGCAGATACTGGTTGATGGCTTCTATACTGACACCGCCCATGTCATCAAGTTCTGTGGCGATATCCTGGGTTGTTTTGAAACTCTTCTTGTATTCAAGACCGGTGACTGCATCCTTCACAGGGAGGCAGCTGCGGAAGTGGAAGTAAGCGTCGAGCAGGTCCTGCTCAAACTGCTCGCTGTTGAAATTATCTTTATTTCTTGACATAATCGTTAATTTTTTAAAGGGTTAAACTTAAATACCGTCATCTGGGTGCTGTCGGTACAATGCCGACTCATAGAGGTCTACCCAGTAACTCAGACGGGAAGCCCAAAGGTCGTATTTGGTCTGAAGCCTGGAAATACGTGCCTCCTCTCGCTCCAGTTCTCTGAGGTATCTGCCGACAATGCGGTGGGAGACTGGATTAACACAGTATCTCGACTGAATCTTGGCGTACTCCACTAGCTTGTACAGCTCAACACGTATTCTATCAAGCTCCCACCAACGTTCATTGAGCGCATCGCGGATGCGACGGCGTCTGAAATATAGCAAGAGAACGTCTCTCTTGACTTTCTTCTTATTTTTTTTCATGCCTAATCGTTGTTTATGGTTTTCCACATGGCTAGAGTCATGTTGTATGGCTTAGCCTCTTTAGCACCGTATTGAAGAGTATAGTAGCGATGATCAAACCAACGGATAACAGTCTGCTTGTGTGGCGCATCAACGATGAAAACAACTGATGCGACAACTTTGTTGTCTCTCTGAAATTTGAGTTCCACTTTATGGGCGTTCATCTGCCTGCCTTCAAGAGCGAAGAACTTGCACCTGATGATATCCTTGGCTGTCAGCTTAGCTGTGCGTCTTCTGCGGTTTCTACTTTTCTTCATCACTCACTCCTCCTTTCTTGTCTTTGGTCCAGCCTGGGTGCAGGAGTTCTTCTTCTGCTCCCGAAAGTACCCCCCCGCTTCTCGGTATCTCTCAAAGATTTTGTGGCGGTCGCTCTGGATGGTATTGTTGTTGAGTGTCCAAAGATTAGTCTCCTCGACCTTCGCCTTGTCTCTGCGAAATCCTGCCTCATTGCGAAGCTTTCTACAATTACGGAGTTCTTCCTGATATTCATTTTTGGCCTTCTCGAAAGCATTACGGGCACAGCGGTAGCTTTCCCCTGCTTCATCCTCCATGCGTTCAATACTGTCCAACGAGCTCTCGTAATCTCGGCTTATAACTTGCAACTCTGCCTGATGGCGCTTGCGCTCGTCAGCAGCTCTCACGATGTTCTCCTCCAGCTGAGCATGAAACAGCTCTGTAGTCATTCTGCTCACCATCATGCTACCTCCCCTCCGAAAATGAAACCACCAATCATGACCATCGCCATCACAGCTGCGAAACCAACCATGGTGAGCACAACCTCTCCATAGGTCACGGTCTCCCCGCAGATATAGCTGAAGGTCTCGCTCTTGGTCTTGGCGAGCTTCTTGATTTCACACTTGAGGGTATTGATACCCTCCTCAACGCTGATGCCTGCAGGTCTTACCTGCGCATCACTTAATAAAATTGAATTCTGCATAATTGCCATCTTATAAGCATTATAGACCGACCTTGATGTATAAATACAATGGTGGCGGTCACATTCACCGCTGCTTATAAGATGGTAGCTTTCCCAGCGAAGGGCAAGTATCTTACGGATCATGCAACCGCCATATTGTAAAGACCTTTTTCCCGCTGCCGGGAAAATGATACTTTATAGGCATAAAAAAAGCCCACGGCGTGAAGCCTAGGCGAAACAGTCGCCATCGCTGAGTAGATTACTACTATCTTATAAGCGATGGCAAAAGTACGAAGAATATTTGGAACCGCCAAAAAAAAAGGCAAGAATTTTTCAACTCTTGCCTTTTTTCTTTCTTTTTTATGTTATAAAACACATTATTCAGGTTTAGCGACCAAACCTTCTCTGATTTCTGAGTCTTTGCTAATTCTTTTGACCATAATATAATGCACAACGTTTTGAACAGCTGTGGTCATCTCTAACTTCCATCCACGCTTAGCCATATAATTTACAGCATCCATAGCAGTATTGAATTTCATAGGCTTTCCATTCTCATCCCATATAGCTTCAAAGGAGTGTCCAGAAGATACTTCACCAAGGTCTAGTTGGATTTTAATTTTTCCAATGCCCCAAGCATTATAAGCCATCATTGTACAATAGACAGGATACTTTCCATCCTCTGTTTGTACAACACTTTGCGCTTTAGCGCCCATAGTTATCAAGACGATAACCAACATTAAAATTATTTTTTTCATACCATGATATTTTAAAACTTCTTGCAAGGTAAGGAGAAAAAATGGAATGACCAAGGAAAAAGGGAAGAAATTTTAAAGAAAATGACTTTTTTATGTTTTAGAGCATAAAAACGAGGGGTTGAGGAATGAAAAGGAATCAAACGGAATGATTTTGCGGAATCATTCGGAATCATATCCAGGAATGACCGGAAAAGACTGCAAAAACGACCGGAAACGACCGAAAACGACCGCAGGATCTCCCTTCGGTTCTGCCACTTCGAGGAATGGATTCCTCGGAAATTCCCCGATTTTCCGTGCATTTTCCTCGAAAATTCCCCGATTTTCCCCGATTTTCTCTGATTTTCTCCGATTTTCTCTGAAATTCTCCGATAATTTTCCTAACTTTGCGGTGTTTTACGTAATATATTAAGGTATGAAAAAGTCAAGAACCGATATTGACAGTATAGAGAGCCGTATCAAGGCTCTCTATATCATAGTCATTTGTCAATCACTAGCGATAATATCACTTGCCATGCCCTCTCTAAGAGAGGTTCTGTGTAAGCTGCTAACACGGATAATAGGGCTAGAATGACTCCAATAACAGTCATCTTCCTATTCCATCTCCTTTCACTCTCCTGCTTGCGCTCTTGAGGATTTTCACTGGTGTCCTTTAGCCTACCCTCCAGATAGCCTTCAGCGCTCTCCAGCATCATTCTGTCGTGCATCTGCATATACTTCACTCCCTTAGGCAATATATGCCATTTGCCTTCAGACTCCTCTATGTAGCCCTCGTTGGCCAATGGTGGTAGGAGGAACCTCAAGTCAACATCATCAAGCTGGTTGTCAACCAGCGAGCCCCAGAGCTGCGCACGTGACTTGTCACCCTTGATGAGCTCACGGAGAATCAGGCGAGCCTGCCTGCAGGTCTCATTATCTTGTAATAATATCATTTATCAATATCAAATATATGTGAATAATAAGAAGTCCCCGGCACGTAATCGTGTCGGGGACGATGTGTTAAATAAAGATAGCCTAAATAGCAAGGCTAAGCGAGCCGAATTTCTGAGCCATATCCTGCAAGGCACCTCGGAGAGTAACAAGCTCATCAGGAGTAAACTGCGATGCCTTTCCGTTGACTATGTTTCCGTTCATCTTATGTGCCAGCCAAGAGCGAGATTTGCCAAAGTAAGCCTTTGCGATGTAAGCCATGGAAACCATATCTGTTATCTCACCAAATTTCTCTGCCATGGTCAGTTCCTTGACCTTCTGCTCTGTGGTCTTAGCCATGTAGCCCACTGCCACGGCAAAAGCCTTAGGGTCTAACTCCTTGAGTGCATCCATCTGACGGCGAACCTCCGCCTTATCCTCTGCGGTCTTGGCAGCTCTGTTTTGTGCAGCCAAAGCCTTCACCTTATCAATCATCTCTGTATATTCCATAATCTTATATTTTTTAAGTTTAAAGGAATGAGAGCCCCCGAAGGGGCTTTCTCATTTCTTTTTGTTTTTAATTTTGTTTTGCAACTCTGCGATTTCTTTTTCTGCTACCCTCTTGAAGGTATCGGGGAACTCTTGCCAATACTCTAGGTAGAAAAGCAAATCGTCTTCATTTTCCTTGAGTTCCTTAGATTTTCGTCTTGCCATATACTATCTTTATTAACACGATGCAAAGATACTAAACTTTTGTTGAATAACCAAATATTTTCGTGATTATTTTCAACATTTGTGTATTATTTAACATTTCACCCCCATCAAACACGGTTTTTACCTCTTTTTCTCATCATTCTTGAATGATGTCAAACAATGTTATTACCTCTTTTACCCCGGAATGCAATGGAGGGGTCGCCCGAAAAATGGCGCGTTTCTTGTGGCAATTCTGCAGGAATTGTCATAAGTCGCCATTTTTCGGGCGGCAATCGGTTGGAAACCGATTGCGAAAATTGGTGTTTTGCACCAATTTTCCACGGTCATTTTTGCCAACTTGTTGAAAATCACGGAATTTTAGAAAGTTGAAGCAAAAAAGGGCGTGCCTTGCTGTAAGCATAGCCCCCACCGCCCTACGCTCGGAGGCAATTGCCACGGCTGACTGGAGCGGTATATGTAAGGGATTTTTCTTGTGGCAATTGCCCCTATCCCCGACTGCTGCCCCGAATTGCCATCGCTCTCGCTATCTCTATCCCCTTCCTTCATCCGCGGTTATCAGCAAGTTTGCAAGCAAGTGAAAGGGCAACGTGTTCCCATCACGTTGCCCATGGTGCCTATAGTCTGCCCTTGTCGTGATAGCTGTAGAAGCTTCCGTCTGTGATGATGACGTGGTCCATGAAGAAGATGCGCATGATTTGGCTAGCCTTGGCTATCTGCTGGGTCAGCATATCGTCCGCCTTGCTTGGCTGCGTGTTGCCCGATGGGTGATTGTGCACGAATGCCATGATGGTTGCACCGCTCAAGACTGCCTCCCTCATAAGGATACGAATATCCACGGAAGTCTCTGTTATCCCTCCCTCGCTCAGTTTCACGCTCTTGATGAGTCTGAAATTTTGGTTCATAAAGATGGCGTGTGCCTGCTCCACCTTGAGGTCTGCCATCTGCGGAAGCATGTAGTTGTATATGGCTAGACTGCTTCCTAGGTCTGGCTTTGTCGGCATGCGCTCTAGTGCTCTGCGCTTGCCTAGCTCGATGGCTGCGAGTACTGCCAACGCCTTGCAGTCGCCTATCCCCTGCACTACCTGCATTTCGTCAATGGATAACTTTGCAAGGTTACTAAGGCTTCCGTCTGCGATATTCATCAACTGCCTTGCCTGGCTTAGGCTCTCGGTGGTTCCGGCTCCTCGATTGATAATCATGGATAACAACTCAGTGTTACTGAGAGTATCGAATCCGTAGTTAGCCGCCTTGAACTCCGGACGCTCGTCTGCTAGAATATTACTATACTTCTTCATTACGCTACATTGTTTATATGGTTGAACTTATTGATTTTTACTCCCTGCGGGAAACATCTCTTTGAACGTGCTACGGCTTCATAGAATCCTTCTTCCATCTCCTGCAAGATACCTCGGTTGCTGATTGGGCAGTGGTGGATGGTTCGACCTACGAAGATTTCACGCTCCACGTAAGCTCCTGCCTCTTCTAACTGCTTCTTGAAGCTCTCGATAGTCTGACCGCTAGTCAAGAGGTCGTCGAATAGAATCACGTTCTTTCCCTTGAAGAAGTCTGCATTGATGCTGACGTGATAGAATGACTCGTTGACGAAGTGGCTTCCTCCGTTGTGGGTAGGCTTGCGCTCGCCAAAGATGCTCACGTGCTCATTTGCGGTTGCGATGCCTGCTGCATTCAAGAGGGCTGCGAGATAGCCGAATCGCTTGTTGTACTTCCATTGTGCGCTTGTCGGTGCAAAAACGACAACAAAGTCCTTTAATATGGTGCTATACTGCTTTGTCAGATAGCTGATTAACAACTCAGCGCAAAAGCGTGTTGCAGCTGGCTTACCTGCCTTGAAGTCGTAGATGAAGCGGTTGTTTGCCATCTGCTGTGCCTTGTCAACGCAAAGGTTGATGTAAGCATTCGGAACGTACTCAAAGAAATAATTCTGTCTCATATCGAAAAATTTTATAAAGTTTGAAATTGTATTCTGGTAATGTTTGGGAGTCCAGAGATTTTTCCCACTCCTGCTGTGGAGTATTTTTTTTAATTGCATTCCGTTCAAAGCCCGGTGTGCCCTTTCGATTTTTCCTATGCTTAAACAATGCGCTGGCAGAGGCAAACAGGTGTGGGGTTCTGTGTTAACAAAAGGTAAAGGTTTAGTGAAGCGTGAAGAACCTTTGGCTTTTGTTAACCCAGGTTCATGCACAGGTTTGAATCGCCAGAAGCTACCTTTGCATAGGAAATTTCGGATGGGAACACATGACGGGCGGCGGAGAATGCAATAAAAAAAGTACGGAACAGCATCAAACAACCATCGGAGATACCGCTTTCTCACACACCCAGAAAGAAAAAAAGGCTGCCTACTCTCACGAGCAAGCAGCCAAGGAATCATAGCATAAAAAAAACTTAAAGCTATAAATAAAAAAAAGAACGAAATATTCTATCGTGGGTAATAGTTGCTCATGCCACCCGTGTACAGGACGGTCTGAGGGAACTTGTCAACGCCAATGCAGACGGTATCGAAGGCATCGGAGAAGTCGGTGCGGTTCTCCAGCCTGTCCTCGTCTGTCTCTACGAGCTTCTCACCTCGCTTATCCTTGCCGTTGTTGTAACAGCCGGCACTCTCAATTGAGATGATCAGGTCCTCGTTATTGTCCTGGTTGATGAGAACCATGTGGCGCGCATGTCCCTTGAACATGCGGTCGATGAGCAACTGCTTCTCAAGATGGTTCATCGGCTTGCCGATGTAAACCTCCGTAACGAGCCATCCATTGCGCCGGAGCACCTTGGTGATAATCTGGTAAAACTTATCGTTGTGGGTTGCATAGGAGTTGCCAACGAAGGTTGCATCGTAGTAAAAGATGACTCGTTTGTTCTTGAGATACTTATAGTAGTCGCAGAAGTCCTGAGCGAGCTCAGGCAACTTCTTGTCATACTTAACGTAGAATGAGTTGACGATGCGCAACTTGGTATCAGAACCCACCTGCCCGACTACGAGACAGTTGATGTTGTTGTTGGCATCGGAACCGATGATCAGCGGTAAACCGTCCTCCAGGTCGCCATCCATGCGGCAGTCCGGCTTGTCGTGCTTAGGGTCGAATTTATACTGCAGGTCATTGAGGTACCTGGTGTTCGGTGCCGTATAGAAGTTGCGATCCTCGTCAAGCCCGGAGTAGAAACCATCCTGTGCGATGCCGACATGCTGGCACATGATGCTCGTGAGGAAGGTCATCTTTGGCAGGTCTCGCTTCATCTGTCTGATGAAGTCCTCGCCTAAGACAGCCAGGTTCTGGATGCTGGAGCATCGAGAATAGACAAGTGCATAGGAGCGGAGAGAATCAAGAATCTTCTCATACTTCTGCACTTCCTTCATGTAGTAGTCATATCGTTCAGGGTGAGCAGCCAGCTTGTTGCGGATGCTGTGCAGATGCACCAGGACTGTCTCCATGGTTGCCACCAGCTCTTTGTCTTGCTTCTTTTCCCAGCTCATGAACCAGGAACCTTTTTTGGTCGCCGATGTATCTGAAGTAATGGTCAGACCATGGTGGAGACAGCAGTCACCGAACAACTGCTTGTTTCCACGGTTTGCAGGGAGCGTTTCATTATTCAGCTGCTCCCAGTCTATGAACTTCGCCTCGTCGATGAACACGTGGTCAAGTGAGAGGGAGTTGGAGGTACCGCTGCGGTCCTGAGAGATGATGTTGAGGTAGCTGCCATTATAAAAGGCTACTGTATTCTCCCAGTTCATGGGCTGGAAGTGCGGTTCCTGCCAGTGCAGCGCCTTCCACGGTTTTTTGCCAACGATGTAGTGGACATCGCGCTTGTAGCCCCACTCCTCGAGGTGAACCAGAGCTGAAGGAAGGATGTTGGTCTGGCATCGCTTGACCGATGGCGCCACCATGCCAAGGCATGAACCTGGCATGTGCTGCACGGCATAGAGGATGCGGCCAGCCTCGACCACACCCTTTCCGGTACCACGGCCCCACTCGCAGACGAGAGTCTTGGGCATGAGCTGCAGGACTCGAGACTGCACGTCGTTGAAAAATAACTCCTTAGGTCTTGCTGTCATCATCTGGCGGAAGTTCTTCGAAGTCAGCATCCTCGATGTCCGGCATCGAGTAGCGCTTCTCCATTTTTTTAATTTTCGCACGAAGATTTGGAATCTTCTGCAAACCGATGACTGTCGGATCATCTGTCATGCGGAACTCAACAGGAACAATCTTGTCGAATGCCAGTTCTGGCTCATCAGGAGTATCGGTGCGATTGTTCTTGATGCGGTTTTTCTGCATCACGGCTAGGGCACGGAAGTCCCCTGCAGCCTTGGCAGCCTTGCGGTCCTCGTCTATTTCCTGGTTGACTTTCCATCTCCAGAATTCCTTTGAGGCGGCGTTGAGGTTGCCGAGCATGACCTGGCAGAGATGGATATCATCGTATGCCTGGGTCTCGCTGACGCCGAACATGGCCTTGTCCTGATCAACCATCTCCCTGACGGTAAAGCGTGGATAGCGCAGCCAGAAGGCGTAGCAGCCACGCAGCCGCTCAACTCTCGCCTTGACGATGGCAGAGATGTGAAGTTCCTGAAGTTCATCCTCGTTGAGAGGCATGTACTTCATGTAGTCATCAATGTTGACTGGTAAACTCATATCTAACTGAGGTTAGCCATAATCTGCGAGAGTTGCGACATGATGGACTGGTAGGCTCCAGGAGAACCTACCTTGGCGAGTGCGATATTATTGATGCGCAGCTCGTTAGCGGTCTCTGCTAAACCTTTGAGGTAGCGGAGTCGATAGGGTGAGCGCGGATCTTCCAACTCCAGCTGCATGGCCATGGCCTCGTCGGGAGGCAGTTCCATCATGATGGGCACCTCTTCTACCGGTGTCATGGTCTTTGCCAGGTCATAGACCGTCTGCAGGTAAAGTTCACTCTCTTCCAGATAGGGAAATTGTTGTCGTATCATCCAGCAAATTATTTAACATGTTATTGAGATTGAGATAAACATCTCTGTCAGTCGTGATGAACGTGCACTCAGCACGGTCACCATAGGTCTGGTTCTGAGATGTTATCACAGAGACTAACCACTCGTTGTTAGCAACGAGCATGACCTTGGAGTGGTTGAGCGTCAGTTTAACTTCATCAAAAGCCTCTGACATCAAGCAACTTAGCTTTAAAGTTTTACTTGAAGCTTTAATGTCCGCAACCAAAACTGAGGAGGCAACCAACCCTCGCTTGCGAAGGTTGATGACTCCACAGAGGAAGGCATCGGATGTGGAGAAGGTGGTGACGGCAATGTGCGCTGCACCTGTCTGCTCCAGAATCCACCCCAACAGACCAAGGGTGTGAAGACCTTGGCCAAGGAAGACCTGCGAGCTACTCTGCTGAAGCGGCTTCAGGACTTGCTGTATTTGCTTCGCCCTCATCTGTAACCTCCTCTTCTGAACTCTCTGGCTGCTCCTCGCCATCGGCTGAAGCCTGCTGCTCCATGATGATGCCAGCCTGCTGAAGCTTGGCGATGGTATCAGCGGTGATTTCAGCCTTGGCTGCAATCAAGAGTTGCACTCGCTCATTGACCTTTGCTCGCAAGGCGTCAGCCTTGTCGGTGTTGCCTGCCTCCACGAATCCAATGAGTTGGTTAAGGTTCTTGGTGATGTAGGAGCGCGCATTGCCTATCTGCTTGGAGGTGATGTCAGCTACTGGCTGCTCCTCCGCTGGCTGCTTCTCGGCATCACCCGGCTGGGCATGGTCGTAGACGTCCATGGCCTGCTTGTATGCATAGTACTCCTCCTTGAGTGTAAGGAGCATGCGCTTGAAGTCTTCGTCTGCAGCATGCAAGCCCTCGTATCTGTCACATGACATGTCGTAAGCTTTGCAAGCCTCAAAGTGTTCCTTGATTTTCTTCCACAGAGCGCAGTTGTTTTCCCATATAGCCTGGATGTTTTCAGGCAACTGGTCATGGTCTGCTCGTTTGCCCTTGGCTACGATGGCTGAAGGCACGATGGAATCGAGGTTTTCTGACTCCACGACCGGAAGATGAGGTGCTAGCTGCTTGGCAATATTGTCTGCTTCTGATGTCTTGTCAACCGCAGTCTGGAGGATAGGCGTTACCTTCTTGTCGTAGTCTCTCACATCATCGATGGTCATGCCCTCGATGCGATAATTGAGATGTTTCTGCAGCTCATATTTGAGCAACTCGAGTTTGCCCTGAGGGTCGAAGTTGATGAGTTGATAGAGGTGGCGGTTGTTATTCATCTGAAGGAGGAGCAGCGCTCCCTCTCGGATATTGGCATCAGTATGCTCGCAGTCAAGCCACTTCTTCAACTTTTCTGTGAATTTCGGATCATTCATATAAAAAAGAAAATTAAAATGGCGAGGCGAGCTCATGTAAGCATCGCCCCGCCACTGATAGTAGTTATGTAGGAAAATCGAATCCCATTGTTAACGTCCGTCTGTACTAGCAGCGACCTCCACCGGCTTGCAATCCTTGCCGCTGATGGTACCTTCAGCAGTTGTGAGGGTACCGAAGTAGAATGGAGGCATGGTCTCGCAGTTGACAGAGATTTCAAGTGTGGTGTTGGTCTCGTCAGAGATACCTGCTCCAGAAGACTGAGAAGGTGTCACGTCGACCTCGAAGGTCTCGTCACCGAACTGGCGAAGCTTTCCGTTGCGCTCAGGAATCATAAAGATACCGTCTTCGTTGAGAAGCAAAGAAGCGAGTGCAGACGCTTCCTCCTCTGTACCAGGGAGGACAGCTGTTGCCTTGAGGTTCATGGTCTTACAGCCATGTTCACCCTGCGCCTCTGGCGAGAAAGAACTCTTGTCTGTGATGAAGGCAATCTTAATCCAGACCTTGTCTGCCTGAATGGTGTGGCTATCCTTGATGACGAGATAGTCCTTGAGTGATGTTGCAGTTTCCTTCTGCGGCTCTGCGAACTTGGTGATGTAACGCCGTGGGATAAAGAAGCCGTAGGCTCTGGTACCAGGCATTCTCTTCTCACCAGGACACTTCAACACATCCTCATAAAGGTCTGTGGTTGAAGCACATGTTTTCTTTGTTGCCATATATCAATATATAATATAATGTATAACCATGGACAGCTATCCCTTACTCAGAAGGGATAGTGTCGTAACCGAAGAGGATGCGTTCCTTGGAGATTGACTCGAACTGAGTACCGAAGTACATTGTTGCCACGAAGTCAACCAGGAAGTGAGAGTCAAGAGAACTCTCTACGCTAAAGTTCGCCTTGTCACCCTCGGTGGCTAAGCCGATGAGCATGTTGCTGCCAGGAGTGATAATCTTGTAGCCCGCAGGAACGTTGTCAAGACCCACGAGGGTGCAGTTGCTGGCACCATCCAACTTGTTGTGATTGAACTCATTGTTCCAATTGACAGTGCCGTACTTGTCACGATAGCAGCGGCGGTAGAGCGTGAGTTCATGGCTGTTCATGAACATGCATGTACTGGTGCCCTTCAGTTTTTCATCGGCATGATCATAGAATGCCTCGACTGCATCGACTGCGTTGACACCAGTCATCGCGGTTGTATTGAAGAGGTTGCCCTTCTCAACAGCAATCGCCTTGGACTTGATCTCAGCATCGGAGATGGTCTTGAAACCATCAGCGAGGTCTGCGGTACCAGAGCCAGCTGGGTTACGCTTCATGGTGAAGAGGTACTTGAAGAGTGCCTCACCTATCTTGCCTGCCAGGAACATGCCAATCAGTTTGGTGATAGGCTGTTTTTTGAGCGCCTCGCCCTGGAATACGTTGGAGCCATAGATAGACTCACGAACCTTATTTGGTTCAAAAGGCTTGACACATGAACCAAGGAATGTCTCCAGGGTACGGCCTGTGATTGTAACGCCATTCTCATCCTTGCGAGTAAGAGAGTATGGCCCGAGCTCCATGTCGCCTGCGAGCTCTCCGACAGTCTCCTTGCCACGAACGCCCACGCGTCGGCTCATGAATTTTGCTGCCTCGTCAAGAGCGCGCACAGGCATCACAATGATGTCCTTGCGGTACTTCGCAAAGCTGGTCTTCAGTTCATCAGGAGTAATTTCAACTGTATTTTCTAAAGCTGCCATT